GGCTACTCTCGGGAAAACTCCGGCAAATTAGCTGTCTTGGCCGATGGAATGGAGTTCAAAGCACTCGCCATTCCTGCTCAATCAGCTCAGTTGATCGAACAGTTGAGATGGACCGCTGAGGTTGTCTGTTCGACGTTTCACGTACCGCCTTACAAGATCGGTATCGGAACGCTTCCAACCTACAACAACATTCAAGCACTGAACGTCGAATATTACAGTCAGTGTCTCCAAACGCTGATCGAGTCAGCAGAAGACTGCATGGACGATGGCTTGGGTCTAGGTGAAAGTGTCGGTGTCGAGTTCAATGTCGATATTCTGTTGCGCATGGACGGCATGACAATGGCGACCAGATTGAAAGAAGAGGTCGGCGCCGGGATACGTGCACCAAACGAAGCGCGCAAGGTGATGAACCTGCCGGCTGTTGAGGGTGGTGATACGCCTTATCTCCAGCAGCAGAATTATAGCTTGTCAGCACTTAACAAGCGTGATGCGCGCGAAGATCCGTTCGCAACAGCAAGGCCTGAAAACAAGCCGGAAATATTGCCGCTTCCAGAAAGCGACGCAAACGCCAAAGCGATTGCAGCATTTGCAACGAAAGCCGCGGAGATATTCAAAGATGCAGCTTGATTTCGAAAAACTGGCAACATCCATGATGCTGCCAGTCAAAGGTTACATCGATAAGATCCACGCGGCTTTCAGCGACAGTGTTGCAAAGCTCTCCGAACGTATCACCAAGCTCGAAGCGGTCGACGTGCAGCCTGGCCGTGATGGTTTGCCTGGGCGCGACGGTCAACCTGGAAAAGATGGTGCCCCCGGTGCAGATGGTCAGGATGGTTTGGGGTTTGATGATCTCGATGTGTCATTTGACGGCGAGCGCACATTTAAAATGCGTTTTGCTAACGGCGACAACGTAAAGGAATTCGAGTTCAAAGCGCCTTTCATGCTCTATCGCGGCGTTTATAAATCCGGAGAGAACTATGAACAAGGCGACACTGTCACTTGGGACGGTTCTTGCTGGGTAGCTCTCAAGGCGAACGCAGACAAGCCCGGTGACGGCGAAAACTGGCAGCTGGCTGTCAAACGTGGACGCAACGGCCGCACGCCATCAAACGATGATGCAAAATCGGTCGGGCCGGTGAGAATAGCGTTCAAGGGGGCAAACTCAGATGGTTAAGCTCGTAACTCTTGATGCGGTCAAAAGGCGCCAGCGCATCTTTCACGATGATGATGACACTGATCTTGGTGCTATGATTGAACAGGCATCAGACATCATTTTGAATTACATCAACAAGTCCGACCCTACATGGAATGATCAAACAGCGCCGCCTCTTATTCAGGCGGCGGTTTTGCTTCAGGTCGGCTTTATGTGGGCCAATCGTGGCGATGCTGACCCGCTCTATGCACCAGCAGACGGTTATCTCGATCGACGGATTACCTCGATCCTCCATCGATACCGAAAACCCGTTCTAGCGTGAGGTTATCATGCCCTGGATCAAATTCAGCGGTGACTTCAATCATCGCGTAACTCCGGCTGTCACCGTCGCTTACAAGGCTGGTTGGTCTGGCCTTGTCACCACGCCGTGCGCTGCGGCCGCGATTGCGAGTGGCAAAGCATCTCGTTTGAAAACACCACGAAAAGGTGAGCTGCCGAATGTCGAAAACACCACGGACGCCTAACGCGGCTATGAATGAACGCGTTGTTTTCCAACAGCGCGAAAATGTCAGAGATGAAGGTGGTGGCGTTCGCGGCGAATGGGTCGACAAGTTCGAAGAGCGTGCCCGGCTGCGTCCGCGTCTTGGATCTGAGACTGTCATTGCGGCACGGCTTGAAGGTATACAGCCCTACACTCTGACAGTGCACTCAAATAGCCGAACGCGCCTTGTTACCCCGGCATGGCGCATTAGAAACGCGCGGAACGATCGCACCTACAATATCAAATCGATCATGAACCCCGATGAAAGCAACGCCCACATCGAGGCCATGGTGACTGATGAAGGTGGTGGTTGATCGTGCTTCGAGCGAAACTTTTAGGCCGCGTGGAACTGACGAATAAAATCCGCAAGATCGCTCCCAAGGCGATCGAGAAAATGGATGAGGTCAAGTTTCAGGTTGCTGAAGAAGCAGCTGCAGCCATCAAAGCGCGCGCGCCACGTCTATCCGGTGATTACGCAGAAAGCATTCGCGCTGGCCTCCAGTCCGACAATCCCGACAAAATTGTCTTCGGCGCCAAGAAGTCGAAAGATCCGACTGCAGTGGGTGTCTACGCGAATTTCATCTGGCGGTTTATCGAGTTCGGAACCAAGGCAAGCGGCGCTCAAGCGCGCCGTGCTGATCGGCGCTACAACTCTGGCAAGGTGATGACCAAGGGATCACAAGCCCACGGCGCGACACCAGCTCAGCCGCATGTCTTCCCCGTTTGGCGAGGTATGCGGAAAAAGGCAATGAGCCGCATACGTAACGCCATGAACAAAGGCATTCGGGAGGCGCTAAAAAGTCGATGAGTTCAGCTTCTCTCGAACTGCAAGGTGCGATCGTTTCGCACCTGCTGGCAACACCAGCTTTAACAAGTCTTGTCGGTGAGAACATCTTCGACATGGCGCCGCCTGAAGCAATACCGCCTTACGTTGTGATGGGCGATTTTGACGAACATCGGGCCGACGTCACCTGTGTAGGCTCCCGCGTAATTTATGCCACGCTTCATGCATGGTCGAACTACGGCGGTGGCTTTACCGAGGTGAAGAAAGTAGCAGAAGCGGTTGCAGACGCGTTGCATGACGCTCCTCTGCAGCTTCTGTCAAATCGTCTCATCAGCCTTCATCATCGACAAACACGGACATTTCGCGATCTCGACGGCATTCACTCCCATGCCGTGATCGAGCTCACCGCTTACGTCGACAAGCTCTAGTCACCCCCAAAAATCAAATCCTCCCAGCCTGCCTTTTCGGCGGGCTTTTTTGTGTTCAAAGGAAATTTCCATATGGCTACTGGTCAGCAAATCGGCCGTCTTCTTCTCATTCAGATCGGCAACGGCGCTTCTCCGGAGGTTTTCAATAACCTCTGCGGCATCACCACGCGCTCTTTCAACATGTCGGCCAACAGCGTCGATACCACGATTCCTGATTGCAACAATCCGGAAGCAACGCCTCAGAAAACTGGCGTACCGGGTATCAAGCAGCGCACCTTTACCGGCTCCGGTAAGTTCGTCGCAGGCGCAGACAGCGCGACTTTTATCAATCATGTGAATGAGGCGACCATCTTCAATGCCCGCGTGATCGTTCCGGGTCTCGGTTCTTACACTGGCCCCTGGTTTGTGACTGATTTCGAATTCAGCGGCGAGGTTGAAGGCATGATGGACTTTTCAGCTACATTCGAAGCGGCCGGCCCGCTTGAATTCGAAGCTGAGGTATAAGAATGCAGTTCCCTGTTAACGGGGCTCGCGGCGAAGTCGGCGTCACCATTGGTGGCGTCGATATCGTGATTGCAGCAACCATGGGCGGTCTGGCAGCGGTTTCGACCGATCTCGGCTGCAAATCAATGCAGGATCTCTTTGATCGCCTTTCCAATGTCGAAGTTGCAGCTGCAATGTCAGCGATCCGTCATTTGACAGTTCGCGGCGATGCTTCTGCTGCCCTAGCTGTTCTAAAATTCGGCCATTTTCCAGCGCTCTCAAAAGCCTTTGAAGCAGCACTTGCGCATCATTTCAAGGACGAGCAATCGGGAAACGGGGAAGCCGGGGCGACAGTGTAGAGGCGGAGTTTCCCTGGCGAGAATGGCAACAGTCAGCCTTTGGCGTCCTGCGATGGACGCCTGATACTTTTTGGAATTCGTCACTGAGCGAATTTCTGTCTGCCTTGGAGGGCTTCGCTATAGCCCGCGGCGGCAAGAAACAGATCGATGCTCCAAGTCAGGATCAGCTCGACGATCTCATCAGCAAATACGGAAGTTAATTTCAGGCCGCCTCGTGCGGCCTTTTTCTTTTTAGGAGGTCCGCGTGGCCGACGAGAGCAATAACGACGATATCATTCTTTCGATCTCCGCTGATGTGGCGTCTCTGCGTCGCGCGCAAAAACGCATTGAGGAGTCGATTAACGCCATCGGTAAGAGCTCAGACAAAACGCTGAACCAGATGGCCAAAACTGCCGATCAGAATTTTCGACAGATTGAGGAAAGCGCAAAGCGTCTGCGCAGTCAGCTTGACGCCAGCTTTGACAAGCCTCTGGGGAGCGGCATAAACAAGGGACTGGCTGCTGTCGGCTCTGTCGTCGGCTTGAACGAGCTTCGTAAGCTCACAGATACATGGACTGATCTGACGTCTCGCGTGGATCTGGCTGCAGGCTCGACCCGTGAAGGCACGCAGGTCATGGAACGCCTCGGCCAAATGGCACGGCGAACATATTCCGATCTGACACAAACAGCCGAGAGCTATCTTTCCAATTCGACAGCATTGCGCGACCTGGGTTATTCGACCAACCAATCACTCGATTACACTGAAGCGTTGAACAATGCGCTCGTCGTGTCTGGTGCGAAAGGTGAGCGCGCCGCGCGTGTGATTGATGCGCTGGCGAAGGCCATGGCTGTAGGCAAGCTGTCCGGCGATAATCTGAATACTGTCATCGAAGTCGGTGGCCGTGCAGCCGAAGCACTTGCAGCTGGACTTGGCACAACGGTCAGCGGCCTGCGTGCGCTCGGATCTCAGGGCAAGATTACCGGCAACGATATCGTAAAGAGCCTGACGAGCCAGATGGCGGTTCTGCGTAAAGAAGCCGAAGACATGCCAGCAACGATCGGCGACGGCTTTACGCTTCTGAATAATGCTCTGCTGCAATATGTCGGCAATGTGGACAACGTGACGACGGCATCGTCGACCATGTCGCAAGCGCTGATCCTGATCGCTGACAACTTCGATAAGGTTGCCGACGCTGGTATGCAGGTGGCGGCGGTGTTTGCAGGCGCTATCATCGGCCGCTCACTGGGCGGATTGGTGCGCACGCTCGGTTCGACAACTGCTGCAGTCGTAAAGTTCACTCAGGCGATGAAAGCCGCACAGAGCGCCGGCCAGATGGCTTCTGCTCTCGGTGGTCTTGGTGCTGCTGCCGGTCCTCTCGGTGCGATCATTGGTGGCGCGCTCGTTTTGGCCGTTGGCAATTACACGCTGAAGGCCATGGAAGCGAAGCAGAATTCTGACCAACTGCGCGCCGAAATGGAGCGTCTCGGCCTTGTCGCGCCGCAGACTGCTGAGGGAATTGATCAAGCTGCGGAAGCGCTCGATAAACTAACTGATGCGGCCAAGGCGCGTAAGCTCAAGAATATTGCTGACGAGCTGGAGCGGTTGCGGAAGGGAGGGCTGGGTAGTCGTTTCTTTGGACAGGGCGACGATCTTGATTGGTTGTCGACCGAAGCAATGCTTCCAGTTCGGGGTGGTGCTGGTGCATCCTCGCTTTCCAATGAAGACGCCGCAGCGCGCAAAGAGATCGCGAAGGTTATCGCTGAATATCAAAGTTTTCAGATAACCGCCGAAAAAGTCAAAGAACGCCTCGAGGCGATCAATAACACGCCTGTCAGCGACGCCGTTGTTGAACTGAACAAGCGTGTGCTTGAAACGATCACGCATATGGGTGGTTTGCAGGCAATGTCGACGAGAGTCGGCGAGATGCCCGAACTAACGGTTGTCACTCAGAATGTGCAGGATCTTGCGGACCATCTGGATGTACTTGCAACAAAAGGCGAAATCAGCCCACAGCTAAAGTCTGACACCCAAAATATTATCGACAAATTCGATAAGGCCGAAATCAGTGCAGAAGATGCGGTGCGCGCAATCAACGGTCTGTCGCAAGCTAATCCGGACATGAGCCAGTTCTTCGCGAAAATGGCTCAGGCAATTACGGTTCTTGGCAATGTGCGTTCGGTCGCAGCAGCCGCATTGCAAACAATGCGTGAAGCCTACCCTCTCGGTCCCGATGAAAACAAGGCATCTCGCGCAACCGCCGATCCTTATATTCTCCAGCGTAAAGCTGAGAACGAAGCCGCTGCTGAATATGAACGCAATGCGTTGCGCAAAGCTCAGCTGGGTAAGGATCAATTCGCCCTTGAAAACAAGATCGCGGAAGTTCGGAAGCGTTCTGAATCGGAAAATGCCAAGCTTACGGAAGATCAAATCAAGCGCATTGCTGAGGCTGAACTCGCCGGCGACAGGTCACGAACTGCTGAAGGTAAGAAGCCTAAGAAGGAAAAGAAAACACCCGACGATAAGTTCGACGGCGACATCCAAAGCATCACGGACCGAACATCAGCACTGATTGCCGAGACCGAGGCTCAACGCCAGATCAATCCGTTGATCGACGATTATGGCTATGCAGTGGAAAGAGCGCGAACCGAGCAGGAATTGCTCAATGCGGCACAGAAGGCTGGTGTGGAAGTGACACCGGCGCTGCGAGCTGAGATTGCAGCAACAGCTGAACAATGGGCGTTAGCAACAGTCGAAGCGAACCAGCTGAGTGAGGCGCAAGCCAAAATCCAGCAGAAGTCGGAAGAATGGCGATCGACAGAGCTTGGCGCTTTCAAGGGTTTGGTTAGTGACCTCGCGTCAGGCAAGAATGCCGCTGAAGCCTTTGCGGACGCTTTAGGCAAAGTCTTGGATAAGCTTTTGGACATTCTATCTCAGTCGCTATTCGATGGCATCTTCGGTACGTCCGGCAGTTTGCTGGGTGGCCTTATTGGGCGAAAAGACGGCGGACCTATTCCGGGTTATGCAGGCGGCGGTCGCGTTCGCGGTCCTGGTGGCCCAAGAGACGACAAGGTGCTCATGTGGGGCAGCAATGGCGAGTTTATGGTGAACGCCAACGCCACGCAGAAGTTCTTGCCGATCCTTGAAGCCATGAATGCTGGGCGGCTTCCCGAGTTTAGCAACGGTGGAAAGATCGGCATTCCGGCGCCGATGCCTCCCCGCGCATCGATACCCGTCCCAGTTATTCCCTCGGCCGCTCAGTTGGTCGCGGGAAGCTCTAACACTGACAACTCGCGGACAGACAACTCCGTCAATAGCTCGCCGGTGATCAACGTCAATGTAAGCGGCGCCACTGGTAACGCTGAGGTTGCCAATATGGTGCAGCAAGGCGTGGCACAGGGAATTAAGACTTGGAGTGAAAGCAGTAACTTCGTTCTGTCCGTGACTGGCGGAATTCGGCAGGCCAACAAGCGTGGCTTATTACGTTAACAGCGTGG